TATCCCAAAACAAATCATAGTCCCCGTCATGTTTCTTTATGTGATCTATTGTAGTGGTTGCTTCGATTCGTCCTGAAGCCTTACACATGCGACAGGCAGGCTCTTCCAATAGCACGCGCGCCCGCATGGCCCGCCACTCAGGGGTCCGATACCATGCCCGCCAGGGCTGTTCCTTCTCACGCACGGCGTCGTATGAGCGCTCCCTATCTCGACGGCGCTCACCTGGCGTCCGCCCCCTAGGGTCATGGGTTCTGGGCATCTTGGGCATTACTCGGCTGTCCGGCGTCCGGCCCTGACCTCTTCATTGAATGCTGCGCGATCTTGTTTGAGCGCTTCCGCCCATGCCTCCCCCGCCTTCTTAGCCGCCTCCAAGGTGTAGAATTGACAGTTCCGAATGCCATGAATCGATCCGTTATAGCGGATCGAAAGGGCGTACCGACCCGGCTCGGTTTGAACCACTATGATTATCCCGCCAGCCAAGAACTTCAGGCAATCATTACCCTTTTCACTTTTTGTCCACACTGCTAACACTTCCTTTTAAAAGCCCCCTCCCTATACAAAGTCGGGGCGCCGCCGCAGTCAATTAAAAATATGGTTAAGGCCATATTGACCCCTCTTATTTTTCATGTTATATTCGGTTTAATATTCAAAACCAATCTTCTCCGCGCGACCGCTTAAGGGCGCTCGCGGAGAAGAGGATTGAGGCTTGTTTTTACCGAATATAAAAAAAACGTAATGATAGTTAAGAATAAGTAAGAATTAAGAATCGCCCCTAGAGACAGGGCCAATCTCATCCCCCACGATCACCGCCCATCCCTTAGCCGTAGCCCGCCGTACCGCCCGACGCCAAGCGGCCTTCCTGGCCTCCTTGGCCTTGATGGCGCCTCCGGCTAGGTCCATGAACGCTTTGCGGACCATACCGATAGGCAACGCCACGCCGCCCATAGCCGCGGCCAATCGCTGATCGTTCTCCGCATCATCTTCGCTATCCGGCTCTTCGCACGGACGCAGCGCCACGCTCTCAGACCCCTCCCAGCCTCCCCCAAGCTTCACCGTGACCCGTTCGAACCATTGGTCGGGCGGCTCGTCCGCATCCTTCATCTTACAACAATGTAACCTTTGCTTCCCCTCATTGTCATCATCGCCGAACACGCCGAATTCGGTGTCAACCTGGCCCTTCAAATTAAACGAGCCAGCTGCCCGACCTTGTGCGCCTTCGCCTACCCCAGAATGTGTCACAATTAAGACGACGCAACCGTATCTGTTCCGCAGCGCCCAGCACGCCGCCATGAACGCGCCGCGCTCGCCGTGATCGTTTATGTTCATTCCGATTGCGATTTTACTCTCGGTATCGATCACAACCATTTTTGGCCGTATCTGATCGAGGTCGGGAAAGAGCCCGGCGACGTCTGAAGCGTTCCGGAACGTTATGGTCACGTCCGAAACGAACAGGTCAGCCCCGCCCAATTCTCGCCCTCTTTCAATTTCCCATGCCCGCAACCGACGCCGCAATCCGGCCTCGCCCTCGCCGGCAATATAAACCACTGGACCCTTTTGGACCTTCCGCCCGTTCCAATCCGAACCGGTCGCAACGCACGCTGACCAATCGAGCGCAATCAAACTCTTGCCGACATACGACGCGCCGAACAAATCCGCGACAACGCCGCCCTCTAAATATCCGTCAATCAACCAGACAATCGGCTTCGGCTCGCGCGTGATCGTTCCGGCCCGTACAAATCGAGCCCGCTCAATCCACTTCGGGGGTTCAGAAAACCATTTGTAAGGGGCCGTCTCCGCGTCTTCAAAGCCAGGCCGCTCACCGCCGCGCTTCAGCCCGCGGTCAATGACCCGCACGCTTTCGCGCCGTTCCAACCCGACCGCATCCGCCGCCTCAAGCAAATCATTCCCAGCCGCACTCATATCAATCAAGCCGGCTTCCACAAGCTGACCCATAATGAACGCAGAGCGCGACAACGTGACATTGCGCGCACCAGCCCCCGCTCCCCGCACGTCCGCCAGCAAATCTGCCGCTATCTCTTCAGCCTGTTCACGCGTCACGATGCGGCGCGAACCGTCGCGGTTGCCAATAACCGGCGCGACAAGCCAAGCCGGCGCGCCTGCCGGCTCGCAATCAATCACAACGCTTCCGCCGTGCGCGGGATACCAAATGATATATCCGCCGTCGCCCCGTCGATCCAACCCCGGCCCCAGAGCCCCGGCGTCGGTCGGTCCGGCCTCGCCTTCTTCCAATCGATACAAAAGGTGCAAGCCGCCTCGCGGCGTAAGGTGCGCGCGCGTCTGCACCGGCGCGAGACCAAGCGCCCGCAAACTATCGCGTCCGTCAACCTTCCCCGCCTCTATATCGACGTCCAGCACAATAAAGCCGGTTCGCCTCCCCGTAGGCACGCCCCAAAGCAGGCCATCCCCCTGATACTTCTCAAACCACGCCTTAACTTGACCCGGATCGAGAGTTGCGTCTAAATGTCCGCGTCCGCCCTCATCTGCCCCAATAAGGGGCGCTTTGTTAGGGCCGCACGGAAAAACGGGGATACCTTGCGCGACAAGGTTAAGGGCGGCGGTCAATGCGTCATCACTCATGAGGTGAACACAATGGCAAACGCTGATCAAAAAAACAAGGTGGACTACATTGAAGGCGACGTTACCAATTTGATTGAGCGTTGCAATCTTCAAATCAAACTGGCGCGCCTTAGAAGCGACGGCGCGAGCGCGGCGCTACGTGACGCTGTTTTAGACCGCAGCGACCCGGAAGAATGGACCGTCGCGGCGCAGATTGAGGTTTTGTGTTCGCGGCTTGGCGAGGCAGCGAATGAAATCGGCCGGTTAAGTGAGGAATTGCGCATCGCGCGAGACCAACTTGAACATGTTGTTGACTTCACTGGGTACGACAGTTTGTAACCGCCGGGGACTGACCGTGTCGAAGCAACCAAAGGAACTTGAACCGCTAGACCCAAAGCCGCAAAACTGTATCGATTGCAAAACCTATTGCGTCACGTTCCGCGGCCGGTGTCACAAATGCAACTCTAAGAGGTCCGCCAGGCTATGAGCAACAAAAAGCGTCTCAAACGTATTGCGCAGATTATTGAGACTGTCGATAATCGCGCCATGGCGACCGACGGACCGGTTCGGCCAACGCTTCAGGTTATGAAGCAAGAAGAAATCAGCCGGATTTACGCGCTCGCTCGCGGAATGCCCGAAACGTGGATGCCGGGGGACAAATGACATGGCAGACGAACGCGGTCAGCTTTATCCGCACATGCGCTTTGTATCGGTTCCGCCGAACACGCGCGAGCGTCCGCTTGTGTCATTCTCGCGCTTTGCGTTTGTGTTCGCGGTCGGCTTTGTGTTAGGGTGCCTGTTGTGACGCTGCCCGCCCCGACGCTTGAAGAATGCATGCTTATCCGGTTCTCACCCAACGAGGTAGTTAAGTGAAATTTGCCTACGCTGATCCGCCTTACTTCGGGTGCTGTCGTTTGTACCAGCATCACCACCCTGACGGCCTTTGTTGGGACGACTTGAGCACACACGCTGCCTTGAGCGCGCGCCTCGTCGCGGAATACCCGGATGGCTGGGCGCTGTCCGCCACGTCGGTATCGCTGCGCGTAATCCTGCCACTGTGCCCGCCAGACGTGCGCGTAGCCGCGTGGGCTAAATCGTTCTGCGCATTCAAGAAAGGCGTACGTCCGGCCTACGCGTGGGAGCCGGTCATTTTCTGGCGGGGGCGCAACCCGAACGCCGGGCACAGTCACGCACCGCCTCTCAAGGGCGGCAAACAGAACACCCCCAAAGATTTCATTGTCGAGCCCATCACGTTACGTAAAGGGTTGACCGGCGCAAAGCCGGAAAAGGTGTGCAAATGGATTCTCGATTTACTGAATTTTCAGCGCGGCGATACGTGCGTGGACCTGTACCCCGGAACGGGTGCGATGGGGCGCGTCGTGACGAATTGGGCGTTAACCGGATAAGCACGGAAGAATGTATGATTGCGTTTAGGTCCGGTAAGACTTGGCGCGGCCTGCGTTTCACTGGCTTTAATTACGCCAACCAAGCTATCTTTCTGGTGCGTTCCGAAACGCATCATTGCGCGTTCAAGTTCGACCGCCTTTGCGGCCCGAACGCGTTTCCGGAAGCGACGTCTTGCGCTCCGATTCGGAACGTCTCGCCGCAACCAGTCGGCGACCCGATATATGCCGTCGCCGCCATGTCCGACGACGCAATTTACGGAAAGCCAACACGAGACGACAATGGCGCGCCAATCGTACCGCCGCGCGCCGAGCCGCGCCGCATCATTCCGATTATCAATCAAGTTGACGCAATCCGCGCACACATGCGCCGGCTTGGGTTGGACGGGGAGACGCCGCAAACGGCCCCGCCAGTAACCAGTGAGCGCGAACCGCCGCCTTCTGAAATGAAAGTCGGCGGGATAAACTGGCGTGTCGAATGGAAAGAATGACCGAAGCTGAGGTTCAAACCGCAATCAGGCTCCGCGCGTCGGAGCTTGGAATTCCGCTGTTCCGCAACAATCGCGGCGCATGCGAAGATAAGACCGGCCGCGTCATCCGTTACGGTCTCGCGAACGACTCCGCGAAGCTAGACAAAGTTCTGAAGTCAAGCGACCTCATTGGTGTGTTGCCTAAATTCGTTCGGCTCGGTGGGTCTTTTCCAACCACAAGACTAAGTGAAGCAGGTTTTGGCGCGTTCCTGTCCGTTGAGTGCAAGCGGTCAGACTGGCAAGGCGGCTGGCCGAAACCAATCGACCCCGCCAAGTTCAACGCCCGCGAGGTTGCGCAACAGGCATGGATTAACCTCATCCGTGAGCATGGCGGCGTCGCCGGCTTCGCGCGTTGCGTTGAAGAGTTTGAGGAGTTGATACGATGCTGACCGTCAACGCCTCCGCTCTCCCGCGTATCGTGCAATGCGTCGGCTCTGTCGCGCTCGCAAAGCAAGCGCCCAAACCGGCCGAACACGATGCTTCCGAAGAAGGGATTGCCGCTCACTGGCTGGCGGCGCGTTGGTTCAACCATCCGCAACATGCCGACAAACCCGGCATTAAGGCGTCGAACGGCTGGATTTGCGGCGAAGAAATGTTTGAACATATTGCCGAGTATGTTCGCCGTTTTGACAACAATCTTCCGCGTCGAGTTGAGGCGCCGGCGCATTGGCGGAACAGCACGGAAACGTTTGAAGTGCGCGGGAAAGCTGACCTAACCGTCTGGCATCCGGAACAGCGCACGCTTGCAATCACTGATTTGAAATACGGCTTCCGCTACGTTGACCCGGAAATGAATTGGCAATTGATCGCTTACGCTATCGGAACAGCTATGGCGCTCAATGTCACACCCGATAAGTTCATTCTGGCGATTTATCAGCCGCGCGGACCTGGCGAACCGCTCCGCTCTTGGGAAGCGACAAGCGAGCAAATCCTAACCGCATATCATGAGCTTTGCGCCCATCTAGAGCGCGCCGCTGCCGGCGCCGACGATCTGCAAACCGGCGAACATTGTCGATACTGCCCAGCCGCGCCCGGTTGTCCGGCCGCACAACGCGCTGGCTTTAACGCGGTTGACGTCGCGATGAATTCCGGCGATTTCCATTTAGACGAAGCCGGCATGCGTGCCGAACTTGACCTTTTTGACCGCGCCGAAGAGTTGCTTAAACAGCGCCGCCGTTGGATCGAAGGTTACGCCGCCGACGCTATCAAGCGCGGCGGATCAATCCCCGGCCTTAGCGTCAAGACAACGCTAGGGCATACCGCCTGGCGCCCGAATGTGACCGTTCAAGACTTGCGCGAGGTCGGCAATAATTACATTGAAGAGAAACCAGTCACGCCGGCTGAAGCGAAGCGCCGCGGCATGTCTCAAGAGCAATACGACAAGCTGACTCATCGCCCCGTCACCGGCCAAAAGGTCGTCCGCAAGGACGCCGCCGAGCAAGCCGCGAAGGTGTTTGAATGACCCGCCTTGTTCTTGCCATATTTATACTCACCTGGCTCGCGCTCGCGGCGTGCGTTGTGGTTCTTGTTGCTGCCAATTCTAATCCTGTCTGTGCATTCGGTCGGGAAATGCCAGAATATAAAGCGCGCGAGCCCGCCTATTACGACACATAAGGGCTTGACTTTCCCCCCTCCGGTTAACCATAATCCGGTTACTGTCCTTAATCGGAGAAACCGCTTTGACTTCGCAAATTGTAACGTCCGTCGGTCGCATTGTCTGGGGGAACCCGGCAACCGGCCTCGAGAAAAAGAAGAACAACCAACCCGTCATCAAGGACGGCAAGACCGTCATTGAATATGCGTTCGGCCTCGCTATCCCAAAGGACCAATTCGTCGACGTCGGCGCGGCGATGCAAGCCGAAGCGGCGGCGGTGTTCCCGCAAGGTGTCCCTCAAGACTTCTCTTTCAAGACCAAGGACGGCGACACGGACAAGGACGGGAAAGACCGTCCGTTATGCGACAAGGTTGGATATGCCGGTTGCTACGTGATCGCGTGTTCGACCGAGTTTCCCATTCCGGTCTTCAAGAAGAACGCCGCCGGGAAGTTCGCTCAACTTCAAGCGAATGAAATCAAGACCGGCGACTTTGTCCGCGTCCAGCTGACTATCAACGGTCACGGCCGCGCGCCCGGCGTCACCGGCTCCAAGCCCGGCCTGTATCTCAACCCGTCCATGGTTGAACATGTCGGCTACGGCGAAGAGATTCGCGGGCAAGCTGACCCTGACGGCGTGTTCGGCGGCGAGGCCCCGCTTCCCGCCGGCGCCAGCGCCACGCCGGTTGCGTCCGGTCCGCCTCCGTCGGCGCCGCAAGCCCCTCAGAGCCCAGCCGCCCCGTCCGCGCCCCATGGCTCGTTTCCTTGGGGACCAAAGAGCTAACGCGGTTATCCTGCCCGTTCCCCAGGTCCGCGCTTAGGAACGCCGCCGCTTGGAGTGCTCGCCGAGCGGCGGCGTTTTCATCATCATGCGTCAAATCATATACGATATCGAAACTTGGCCGAATTGCTTTCAGTTCGGTTGGATTGACGCCGACTCAGACGCGCGTGGTCTGTTTGAAATCAGCGACCGCCGCGACGACCGCGACGCGTTCTTTTCGTTCCTTGCCGACCTATACCGAGCGCGAACGGAAATGGTCGGGTTCAATAATCTTTTTTTCGATTATCCGATTGTTCATGCTCTCATGCTTGAGCCCGGCGCTGCGTCTGCCAACGCGGCGTACCAGAAAGCGCAACAGATAATCAGCGAAGGCAACAGCGGCGACCGATGGAATAATATGGTTTGGGCGAGTGACAGATTCATTCCGCAAATCGACCTATACATGATCAACCACTTTGACAATCGCGCGCGCACCACGTCGCTAAAGGCGCTTGAATTTGCCATGCGCGCAGAGTCGATCGAAGACTTACCGTTTCCGCCCGGAACCGTGCTCACTCCGGAACAGACGGAAAAGAGCGCGTCTTATTGTTTGCATGACGTCGCCGAGACGAAACGGTTCGCCGGGTTCAACGCTGAAGCAATTGCATTTCGCCGCGGATTGATTCCGCGGTTCGGTTCTGAAGTTCTGAATTGGTCCGACGGTAAAATCGGGCGTCAGTTCATTATCAAAGAACTAGGCGACGATGCTTGCTTCATTCGCAAGCGCGGACAACGCCGGCAACCGCGCGGGACGTTTCGCGAAAAGATAGTTGTCAAAGAAATCATTTTCCCCTATATTGCGTTTCGGCGCCCGGAATGCCGCGAAGTGCTTCAAGCATTTCAGCACATAGAGCTAGACGCGGCTAAACCGGGCGCCATTTCTAATATTTCTTGTGAGCTTGACGGGTTCCGCTTTGACTTCGGCGTCGGCGGGCTTCACGGTTCGCAAGTGCGACGTATATTCCGCGCGACCGACGAACGTTTGATTGTCGACGTCGACGTGACGTCGCTTTATCCGTCAATCGCAATCGAAAACGGTATGTTCCCGGAACATTTAGGGCCGCGCTTCACTGACATTTATCGAGACCTCAGAACGCAGCGCGGCGAGACCAGGAAGGGAACGTTAGAGAACGCTATCTTAAAGCTAGCGCTCAACGTGCCGTATGGCGATAGCAATAACGTTTATTCCCCGTTGTTCGATCCGCGCTACACGATGCAAACGACGATAAACGGTCAGTTGTTGTTGCTTGTGCTCGCCGAGCGGTTGCTTGAGGTTCCAACGCTTGAAATCATTCAAATCAACACAGACGGCGTTACGCTGGCTGTCAACCGCGAGGCGCAACAAGGCGTCCTAGATACGTGCCAGGCTTGGGAGCGCCACACAAAGCTAACCCTTGAATATAAGGGTTATAACTTCATGGCGGTTCGTGACGTCAACAATTACATTGCGCGCGACACTTCCGGCAACGTGAAGCGCAAAGGCGCATACGATTGGCCGGCGCCAGACACGCCAATCGGAACCGCGCCGAGCGGGCCGCGCGCCTGGCATGGCGACCAATCAGCCATGGTAATCCAGCAAGCGGCCGAAGCTTACCTGTTGCGCGCCGAAGACGTGGCGGCGTTCATCGGCGCGCACGCGAACTCGTTTGATTTTATGTTGCGTTTCAAGACGCCGCGCACGTCGCAACTATATCTTACAGACGAGCCGATGCAACGCGTGACGCGGTATTACGCGGCGACCGACGGCGGAAAGCTCTATAAAGTCATGCCGCCAATTGAAGGCAAACAAACGCCAGGCCACTTCAAGCGCAAGCCCGGCATTACCGACAAAGAATATTCCCAGGTCTTGCGGACGCTCGATAGCGAGACCGTGACGGACGCGTGGTTAGGTGAGATAACGCGCCCGGTTTGGAGCGAACAAATCCACACAAAGAACAAGTCGACTTATGAAGATAGGACCATAACCATTCACGAAGCCGCTGCGTGTTGCAATCGCGCGTCGGACTTCGATTGGCGCCGCCTAAACCGCGCATGGTATGTCGCGGAAGCTTTGAAGTTGGTTGAATGCTTCGCCCATACCAATCCGACCTAGTCACCCGCATTGACGCAGCGCTTGCGCGCGACGACGTCAAAGCCGTGTGCGCGGTCATGCCGACCGGCGCTGGCAAGACGGTCACGTTTTCGCACATCACCGACGCGCATCCTGGCGCCGTTTCGCTTATGGTTCACCGCGTCGAGTTGGTTTGTCAGATTTCATTGGCGCTCGCGCGGGTTGGCGCCGAGCATAGGATAATTGCGCCGCCCGCCACTATCAGCGCGGCCCTCGCCGAGCATCGCCGCGAGCTTGGACGCACGGTTTACAATCCGCATTCAAAGCATTCTGTTTGCGCCGTCGACACACTTGTTGCGCGTGCGGACACCTATAAAAATTGGGCCGAGCAAGTATCGCTTTGGATCATCGATGAGGCCGCACACGTTCTGAAAGAGAATAAGTGGGGCCGATGCGCCGCCATGTTTCCGAACGCGAAGGGAATCGGCTTTACGGCAACACCGAAGCGAGCCGACGGAAAGGGGTTAGGTTCGCACGCTCACGGTGTTTTTGATGAAATCATCATCGGTCCGACGGTTGCCCAGCTTATAGCCGCCGGCTTCTTGTCGCCGTACCGCCTGTTGTCCAAGCCGTCTGACATGTCATTAGACGATTTGAAGGCGACCGCCTCAGGCGACTTCGCGCAAAAAACGCTAGCGATGCGCGCTCATGACTCGCATATAGTCGGCGACGTTGTAGAGCATTACCTGAAGCACGCGCCCGGAAAGCAAGGCATTACCTTTGCAACCGACGTTGGAACGGCGCAAGACCTCGCCGAACAATATCGTGCGCGCGGCGTTCCTGCCGAATGCGTTAGCGCCAAAACGCCGGAAGCCGAACGCGCCAGGATTATTCGAAAGTTCCGCGCCGGCGATCTATTGCAGCTGACAAACTGTGACCTGTTCGGTGAAGGGTTCGACGTGCCTGGCGTTGAGGTTGTGAGCCTGGCGCGTCCGACATGTTCTCTTGCGTTGTATCTTCAACAGGTAGGGCGGGCCATGCGCCCGGCGCCGGGTAAGGACTCCGCAATCATAATTGATCACGTCGGCAACTGGCAACGTCACGGACTGCCCGACTCGCCGCGCCGTTGGAACCTGGACGCACGCGAACGCGGCGTGACGCGCGACGCGCTGGCCGGACCGGCGGTCACATATTGTTCGGCATGCTTTCTGGTATTCCTTCGCGCCAAGCTGCCGACCTGTCCATATTGCGGGTTCACTCATAGCGCAACCGAGCGCCGCCGGCCGGAACAGGTTGACGGCGACCTAAGCGAGCTTGACCCTGACGTCTTGGCGGCGCTGCGCGAAAGTGTCGAGCTTGAAGACCCCGACGCGTTAGCGGCGCGCGTTGTCCATGCTGCCGGACACGCGGCGGCGCTAGGCGCAGCGGAACGTCAGCGCGAGCGTATCCGGTCGCAACAGCAACTTCGCGACGTGATCGCCATATGGGCAGGCAAGGGAAAGCAAGCCGGTAAGTCGGACAGTGAGCTTTACCGCGAATTCTTTCTGACCTTTGGTGTTGACGTGCTGACCGCCCAGACCACGCCCCGCCGCGAAATGGACAAACTACGCGAAGAGATTGAGCAAACCTTATGACAGTTCGCGATAAGCCCGGCAACGCCGGCAGTGTCTATAAGTTCGAATGGCGGGCATTTTGGGGGCTGTATGATGAAACGCCGCTGTTGCGTCCGCACGCTGAAGCGATAATCGAGCGCATATATGCGCGGTACGCGCCGAACAGGAAGCGTCCGACCCTAACGTTAACTGACGTCGGGCCGACCCGCCGCCGACGCGTGAAATACGCCGGATATTATGAACCGCAAACGCACCGTATCGGCTCGCATGTGTTGATTCTCAATAATCTGTACCTAACGCATGAAGTTGTGCATTCCCTTAGCGAGCGCGACAGCTGGGAACCGCACGGCCCAGAATTCTTGCGCAACCTAATCGAGGTTCATTGTTGGCGTCTGAAGATGGCGGTTGCGCCGCGCGTCCGGCTCGCTCGCGACGTCTGCGGGCTCCGTGTTGCTGACCGGTTTAAGCTTGGTCGCGACCCGACTCGGTCGCGTTAGGGGGCACCCCTAAAATCAGTCGCGAATCGCCCTCGGCGTCGCTTCGATATGTAGTGCGACGCTATATGCGTGCGGGTTGCGCTTCAGATAGGCGCGAAGGGCGGTGACGCCGCACTTGACGGCGACAAGCCGGCTCACACATGTGTCGTCGCGTCCTACGCATACGCGCCCACAAGTTGACTTCAGCGACCAAGACCAAAAGCATTTATCCATTATCTGGCTTCTCCCCTGCCAACACGAAAACCCGCAAGTCTTCCCAAGTCTGATAAGCGGCGAGCCATTCCGCTTCGCTACATTCGTCGCGGTTGAATTTGTCCGCCATAATCTGTTCGCGACGGCTCGCTGAGCCCAGCATTCGCTTAGCTTGCGTCACGGTCAGCGTGTTCCAGTCGATTGCGTCAAGTTTCATGACGGCACCCACTCGCCAAACCGCGCTTCATGCGCCCTGGCGATTTCCCATGACGCTTGCTCTAACCAGAGCCTACGCCATTCGCGCGTCGGCGCCTTCGACGCCAGACTAACGCTTTCTTCGGCGGCGCCGATAAAGAAGCGCCAGCGAGACAGGTCAGGCTTGCGGGTCATTGCGCCACCGCTTCCGAGTCAATCTGGCGAATGGCGGCTTCCATGTCTTCAAAGCGAGACACGATCACGCCGCGGTCATTCAGAACGACGTAGCGGACTTGACCGTTTGACACTTCCTTCGCAACCTTGCCGGCGGCGGTCTTGTGAACGGTCGTATAGGTCGGTTGATTGCGGAACATTGCGCCTATCTCCTTACTCTTTGGAGGTTAGCACGCGCCGGTTAAGAAGAAGTTAATCCGGGTCCGATTCTTTGCGTCTCGCCCTTGGCGCCGAGCCCATCCGAAACGGCCAAAGCGGGCAGGCCGTAGCGGTACACTTGCGGACCTCGCCAGGCTGACCGCCGCAGCAATCGACACATTTTAGCCTTATTCTCTTCATGGCGCTAGGGGACAGGTCGATTCCGGCCGCTTTGTATTGTGGTCCTGTAACCTTTCTTGGGTCTCGCCCGATAAGCTCCCCATTATCGGCCGGGGACGGCTCTAGAAGGGAAGAATCCATGTCTATTTGCCCGTTTTTTTCCGACGCTGACCCTGTCTGGCGCTGCCCTGCCTTGTGGTCTCAATCTCAATCTGAAGCGCCATTAGCGCCCTAACCGCCACCTTACCAGAATGTAACCTACCGTCGCTATCGACTGTCCCGGCTTGCAAGAAGTGGCGCAACATGGTGTTCCGGTGATCCGACGATTTGGACTTATCCCAGCCGCCGCCGGTTTCATGCTGGCGCCCGCCAGCCGCCATGATTTGGGCGCACTCGATAAGCGCGTCGGGGAAATAGTCGAACAGCGATGCGAGCGGAACCGCCTTGCGTTCGGCGTCGGTCATGTCGTCTAGAGTGGTTCGGCGCGGCTCACTCATGAAACACCCGCTTGCAAAACAGAATGGCCGCTATCGCTCCGCATCCGGCGCCGACGCCGATTGATAGCAACAGCGGAACATGAAAGCCAGACGACACAACCGCGATGATAACGAAGGCTTCGGCGAAAGTGTAAGCAACCGACACCGGGATAAGCCATGCGAACCGACTGGCCGATATGTTGCGCTGTTGAAGCGCCCTCAGAAAGATTAGAACGAATGAGGCGCCGAACGCAGCGGCAAGCTTGAACATGTCATTCCGGAATGTAGACGCCGCGGTCCCGCAAGACGATCAGAATTTCATTGACAACAGCGTCGCCGTCATATCTCCCGTCAATCAACGTAGCGAGCCGCGCCCGTATCGACGCGACCGCTTCCGCCTTGTCGAATTGTCCGCCGTTGCCGGCCCAGAGCACGCGCGATTCCTTTTCGTTCGCCAGGCGCATACACATCGCCTCACCGCGTAACTCGTCTTCGCCGCCCTTGCCCTCAAGAATGTGAAGCAAAGCGCGAACGACTTCGCCGAACTCTTCGGCGAGCGCAAGGCCGGTGACCTTCGATTCTTGCTTGCCGAAGCGAAGCCTTGCGGCGTCGGCTTCCGCCTTCACGTCACGAAGGAAAGCAACGTCTGTGTCATGGTCTGTCATTTTAGAGGATGCTTCGCCGGGCGCAGCGCCGTCTTGCGACGCCGGGTCTTGCGTTTCGTGACGTTCACCGGCGAACGCGAACCCGGCGCGTCTTGGTCCGAACCGTGGCGCCCGTTGACATAAATGCGCCGCACGGCAGTCACGCCGTACTTTTCGTGAACGAAGAAGAGGGTTTGACTCGGCGGCGACGGCCGGACGCGCATACGCGCGCGCGCATACTCGCTATATCCCGGCAAGCAGCCGTTGAACAACACGCCGTCGGCGTCAACAGGCGTGTGATAGTGACCGCCGAGCACATAGTCTAGAATGAAACCTTCCGCCGCGTATTGCGCCATTACCTTTTTAGCGCCGCGCATAATCGGTAGGGTTGGACCGGCGAAACCGTCGCCGCCACCTGTTCCAATGCGGTCGCCGTGCGTCAACAGGAATTTGCGCCCATGAAGTTCAAACAGAACGTCGCCGGATTGGTCCGTAATGAACTCAACGCGCGGGTCATTGGCAAATTGCGCCTCCAATGCGTATTGAATCAAACGTTCATAAGAATGGTCTGAGTAGGTTTTGGCGCGCGGCTTAATCCCGATGCGGTCATGATTGCCGGGAATTGAAATGACCGTGACCTTGCCGAACTTTTCGGCAAGCGCTTTGATCCCGGCGGTTTCCTCTTCAAGCAAGATGATGCATTGAACCGGCGGCGGAACTTCGTCCGTGTCTGCAAGCTCCAAATGGATCGAGCCGCTAATGCTGTCGCCGCCGCGCAAGTAAACGACATGATCGGTTCCGCCGTGATGACGCTCAATTATGCCGACAGTCGCTTCGATCAAACGGCGATAGCGCTTGCGAAAAATGTCGACGTTGTATGCGTTATAACCGCGCGTGTCCTCTTCACGAATGACCTCGCCGACTTGAAAGTCTGACGTAAAAAGAACAGGGGTTTCTTTCATCCCGCTTGGGGACGACGGGACGTAGCGATAACCGGCAGGCTTCACAAGCTCCGGCGTGAGCTTAAACGCGTGCTCGCGTATCTGTTGTGCGTGCGCCAGCTGCGTTTGCGTTTCGCGCAATTGGCGCTCTGCCTGCATAAGGCGGGTTCGATAACCCGGGCCCTTAACGTCTTCCGGTTCCGGTTGGTTGTCTGAGTCAACCACAACCACCCCGGCGCCCCGACTTCCGATAGCGCGCTGAATTCTGTTTCGCGCCGTGTTGACGTCAATTTTCGCCTCTTTCGCGTAGCGTTTCGCCGCTTCCGCAACGGCAGACTCGCCGGGACGCATTGAGCCGTCTTTGCCGCTTCCTTCGCCTGACGGTTTCAGACCTTCGGCGACACATTCTTCGTAAACGATGAGGGCGCGGTTGTTTGTCATTGTCCGGAAAAGAACCTTTGCATTGAATAGACGATTGAGCCGGCAATCCCCGACAGCACAATTCCGATTATGATTCCGACCGCTTTAACGAGCGTGGATTCCTCAAGCTTGCGGCGCTTGCGAAGCCATGCCATGTCCTGTTGCAATTCGAACGGTTGCTTCGGGTCCATGCCGAAGTCAATTAAGACCTCGGTAAGCGCCTCTTTGTAAAGACGCTTACGGCGCTCATCCCATTCGGAATTATGAATCGTGTCGTCTGACATGACGCTGCACTTAGCCGATTGTGTCGCGCAACCTTTGAAGCGCCGATTTGCGCTCGTCGCGAAGCATGTCAAGCTCGGCGTCGTTTATGTCGCGTCCGGCGCGTTCGGCCGCTTGCTTGATTTGCTTGAACCGTGCGAGCGCTTCAGATGCGACAGTGAAGGCGTCAAGAACAAACATCAGCGCTTTGAGCGTGTTCGGGTTCATCGCGATTGCCTCACTTGTTCGGCGCGGGTCGAAAGCTCTAGCGACACTTCAGAGAGAAGCGCGCGAACTTCCGCCAGCTTAGCCGAAGCGCCGTCTGCGTCGGTAACCTGGATCAAACGTCGGATAACGTCGATTTGCTGGCCGACGTATTCAAGCCGTTCGTAAACGCCCAACGCTTCAGCGGTCGATAAGTGTCCGCTGCGAAGCGCCATTTCGGTTACAGAGGCGGCGCCGATTAGCGCAATTTCCACTTCCGCCAGGGCTTGCCGCGGCGTCTCCGGTTGGACGTCTTGAACGCTCGCACAACCGGACAGGGAGCCAGCGGCGAGCGGGGCGATTGCCAGCGCAACCGCAAGGGTGATGCGCTTAAGCATTGGCGTCGGCTCGCTTACCCAGCGCCACGAACAGCGCCTTCAGCGCACGACCGAGCACAACGCCGACGGCGCCAACCGCGACAAGTTCCGGCGCGCCGAGCGTGGCGTCAACGTCGGCGCCGGAAAACAGCGCGCCGACAAGCGTTGAAAACGCGATCAGATAAGTTTTAATGCCTTCCATGGGGAAACTCTCCTTATGGTTAACGGGTTAGCGTGTTAGGCGAATTCAGTCAAGCGTCTTTTTCAGCAAGCGCCGCTTCCAGGACTTTCACGCGAGTTAGAAGCGCGTCGAACGCAACCGCGATGCAGTCGACGGCCAAAGCCGTGCGTGACATTGCGTATCCAAGGTCGCGCGCCGATTCCGCCTCTTCCTCCGTAAACAGTCCCGGCGCCGCGCGGCCCTGGCGCATCCGCTCGCAAAAACTTTCTGGGGAACGCGGGTCGAACCCGTCGGCTAACATCGCTGCGAAATAGTGAGCGGCTTCATGTCGACGCGGTTCGACGCGTTCCGGCGATGCTTCGCGCGTTCCGGTAACAATGGAGTCGACAACCATTTTCTTACGCGTGACGCGCACTGGGGCGCCGTGTTCGTCTAAGCCGTCAATAACCTCTGTGACCTCACGCGGAAGACGCTCAACAACCTCTTCCGTTTGCGCCGGAATGACGCGGTCGGGAACGAAGCTATCCCACTTGTTCAAGTCAATTGAACCGGTCAGCATTAGCTCAATCGGAACACACGTAAGCGCCGAGTTGTCGACGGAAACGGAAACGTCGGCGTTCAATGTGCCGGCGCCGAGATTGCCGCCAGTCGGCGAGCCGATTGTTACGCCTACACCGCATGAAATACCGGTCGGCGTCGCGCCGCTTCGACTGAAACCAAACGCGACGGTTCCGCCGCTGTCCGGCGAAGCATCCGTTCGCGCGACAAGATCAAGAACTCCCGTAGCAGTCAGCCGCCAGGACCAGCGTTTTTCATTTGCGGCGTTTGAAGCGCGGTTAAAGTTTTGAGCAAAGACGCCTTCAAAATCGACGCCGCCGCTAAACGTGTTGTGTGCCGTCAGAACGTTAGTTGAACCCAGACCCGGAACGTCAAGCGTTGTCCGCATCGCGCCGAAGCTTGTGTCGTCGCACAACTGTTGCGCTTGGTCAGTAAATGTGACCTCTTCTGCGGTACCGCCACCAGACGATACGCGGCCAAGCACGCGGTCAGTGTTTGCGAACACAACGCCGGCCGAAACGTTTGCCCAAGCCGAGCCGTTCCAGAAATAGCGCAAATCTTCGTCGTTTACCCAGACGCTAATACCTTCATGTCTGGCGCCTATTGTGATAATCGTTCCGGCGCTGTCGCGCCCCGGAACGAAGCGCCAAGACCCGCCCCAGAATATTGCAATGTGATCATCCCAGCCAGACCATGCGCCAGAGCCGCCGGACGCCACAATGTAAGAATCACCCTCAGTCGGAGACCCCGGCGCCGCAGAAGTGTCCTTGTCAATGACGCCTTTTGAGAGCGCTTGAAACAGAACTAGCGCTTCATTATGCGTTATGTCGGGGTTCGCTTGAGCTTGGGAAAGCTCAGGAATGCCAAGGTCTGGGGTGGTTGTCATTGCTTCATTCCGCTAAATGCATACACCGCAAGGCAAATCCAAAACGCTGCGAGCACAACACCGATCACGAACCAACTCAGAATGAATTCAATTTGAGCGCGTGTCATTTCAAACCGTACCTTCAGCGGCGCGCCCGCGCCCGCGGACGCCGGACATTTGATAAACCGCCACTTCAACCGGGTCGCCGAGCGTGTGCCCGTCTGTCGTTTGGTCCGCTTCAACATAGTTAACTTGTGGTTCGGTCGCGGTCAATGTCCGAATGACGTTCCCACCCTGGATTATGTCGACCTCATACGCTTCAGTTTCTTCGCCGAGCGGAACCGGACCAAGACCAAGCCCCGGCGTGCGGGAACGCGTCCGGCGCGTCCATGTGATTAGAATATCGTCGTTAGCGCCGTTGCGCGTGGCCCCAAGATGAACGGGCGCATATGGGCGCTTACCCTCACCGGTGTTTGTGAAGCTCACCGGCGTTGCGCTGTCGTCGTCCAAGGGCACGGAAACAGCAAGGTAATCCCTCGATAGGTTCCAATCAATCGGTCCGAAGTCAAGCCGCCCCAACGGGTCAGCCTCAACCAAAACGAAGCGTTCGCCGCTACCGTGCGTCGAGACGGCGTGTTCCGTCCCCCGCCTGCCGCGCAACAGCCCGCTAATGGTCCATTGGTTCGGTGATCCGGTAAGCGCGGCGGTTGTGAAATTGATATACTCGCCGCCCTGTCCGTCCGGATCGCCGACCCAAGCGAAGTTAGCGTTGCGAATCAGAACGTCAGATTCAGACACTGTCTCTAACTCTTCGTCGCCGAACACGTCGATAACAAGTGTGTTAGCATAGTCGAACACGTCTGTAGGTCCGTCCGCCAGCGTTGTGGTACACTCGCCCATGATCGCCGCAAGTGCTGGCTCCGCGAGCAAGTCATAAACAACGGGCGAGTCGAGTACCTCGGCGCGGCTGACTGAAGCTCCGCGCCACCCCGTTCCGGTTCCGGCGACGACGAAATAAAAGCCGGTGTCGTTTTCGTCTTCAAGCGTTGGCGCGTCCATGGGCTGAAACACAGTCTCGCCAGGAAACGAAAGCACGTTAGGCGGAACCCCGCCCGACGCACCGTTGACGTTCGACACGTAAGACAACGGATCATCAAAGGCGCCGGCCAATCGAATAACCCCGTTCGGGCTCTTTGTGACGTCAACCAAACGGAACGGCGTGATATTCATGCCGGTTGTAATGCCGACGACGTCACCGCCATTCAACCATTCCCAACGCTCTGAAACGAACACTTCAACCGCGCCCGACGCTGCAACCGACTCCCAAAGGATGCGCGCCGCGACGCCGCGAGCGTCGTTTGCCGACATGGCAACGGCGACTTCCATGTCCATTTTGTTTTTAGAGAAGCCCTCATTTCGGAAGGCGCGTTGCGTGTTCGGTTGGTAATCGCGATCAATGTCAACGTATGTGACCGTTACTTCGTCAGGATGTTTGTTCGCATCCGCTCGCGTGTAGTTTGCAACGTCAACAGGGTTTGACCCGGACGGACGCGCCGCCAGGTCACTTTCAGGGATGACCGCAACCATTGACCGCCCGCGAGGCTTCGCGACAAGTTGCGCGCCATTTGAAACAAGGTCAAACGCAAACGTTCCGGCGAGCGGCTCGATTGCGCCCCAGACGTTGTTAGCCTGCGAAACGACGTAGCCGTGAAGCGGCGCCACTATTGCGCCGGTGATAATGTCGGCTTCGGCAAACGTCCCTAGCAGCTTCACCGCTTCCGAAACTGTATTGACGCCGGTCTCTACAAAGAATTCGAGATTAGGAACAGAATTTCCGAAGTCGGCTAGTTCCATCCCTTCAAGCACAACATAAGCCGTATGTCGATATGCGGGAACAGACTCGCCGGGATGAAGACCTTGGACCGTCGGGTCAACGCCCTGCGTCGCGCTGCCGGGGTAAAACCGAACCGAACGAATGACCGTCGTCGATTGCGTTTCGGTGCGATTGAACCGGCTGCCGCCAATGCTGGAAGTCGGAGGCGCGACCGCCGCCGAACGCTGAAAGATTGTCTTACCGTTAGCGAGAATGCGAACAAGAGCGTTGTCCGGTAACTCCCCTTCTGCGAGCGCTATCACTAAGTCAACGGAATAAGTGTAATATTTTTGCGTCGCGACCGTGATTCCAAGAACCTTCTTTTTCTTCTTATGGCGGGTCTCGATAAGGTCGGATTTGTCGATAACGTTGCCGGCAATGCGGACTTGTTGCCCGTACAAACGCGGAATGCCTTGACCGTAAGTAGACACTTGAACGCGCAAGTCAGAGAGGCGCGGCCCCTCAACGTTCTGTTTGCCGGCGAGCAATTGCGACAGGATCGAACCGCCGACGAATCGAAGCGCCGATGCAAACAGACTTTGACTCGTGAAGACAAACTTAACCGCAGCAAAAACGGGGGCGAACAGATTAAAAATCATTCTGTTGTCACGTCCGGTACTTGCGCCAGGTCGTCGGGGCCGCGAAGATGCGGGAAGCCGCCGAACCCTATTGCATTGGAAAACTTGTCGTCGCAAGTCGCAAACACGCGGTCGCACCCAGGAACGGCTGTATATGTGTCTCCGACTTGAATCGGGTATTGAAGCGGCTGTTCAAGAACGAACCGTTCACCGTCGAAAGACTTCACCTGCGACGTAACGCCTGCGTTGTCGCCAGTAACCCATGTCACCCCGCCGAGCGCAAAATATGTATCGACTTCGGAGCGGCCGGAATCGTCGAACACGCGCAATTGTGAGCCGGTGAAGAGATTAGTTGTCAGGATTCCCGACACCGTACCGTTGACGCGCAAAGCCTCAAGGTCAACGCCGCAACGCGCGTCACCGAGCTTAAACCGACACGTCGGCATGACCGGTTGCAAAATCGGGCGCTGTTGAAGGCGCTCGCTTGCCGTGACCATTTCAAGCTTGAATTCGTTCGTTCCGAATTCGGCGCCGCCGGCGAGCCCTTCGGCGAGAATGCGTGCCGGGAACGCGCCGGACCAAGACGCTTCCCAAACTTGCACTTGTGCGCCGTCATACTTGCCGGCCCAAAGGTCGGCGCGCGAAATGGCGCCGTCAGAAATCATGCCTTCCAGGTCCATGTTTTCGGTTGACTGGAATTCAGATGAACGTTGAAGCGCCGACGCGCGAAGCGAAGCGCAAGGGCTGTATTCTTCGGCGTTGATCGTTATAGGCATGTCATGCGCCGTATAGCGCAAAACCGTCCCGTCGGTCCGCTCGATCCGCCAGCATTGCACCTTGTCGGTTAGACAGGCCGGGTCTTTGTATTTCACCCCGACAAGCACGGCTACTTGAGTGATGCGCGCCGGCGCGTCATGCCTGACCCCGACAAGCACGGCTACTTGAGTGATGCGCGCCGGCGCGTCATGCCTGACCCCGACAAGCGTTGTGCCTTGTGTAATCCGGGCCGTCATTGTTATGCGGTCCTAGTGTGGCGACGCCTCAAGCTGTTGAACTCTGCAGGCGTGAAGCGCACGCTAGTTGCCGGGTTGGCGTCGAATAAGTCCGCATAATACGCGTAACCTTCGGTCAACGCGTGGTCGGCGCCAGTGGCGGGCGTTTCGGGGCTCACGTCTGGAAGCAACTCAGACTGTAGCGCCGTTGTCCCGGCGAGAGTCTTGCGGGCACGTACCAGCATATGAACTCCAATAACTTCATTCACGCTCGCCGGTAAGTCGGTCATTGTGAATTCGGACACGTCACTGGCGCTAGACGCTTCGATATAAGTTGTGTCTTCGTCCGGCGTGACGTCGTCAATCGCCCCAAAGTCGTTAGACCCTGTGTTGCGGACCCAATCCGTAACGATGCCGTCTGCATCGGCGTAGTTCGTCAGATATTGATGATCGCCGATAAAGTCGTTATTGATCGTTCCGGTCGAATCCCAAGCGAAGAAGTCGGCGATATCCATGCGCCAGGCCGATTCCCAATTCACGCTTGAAAGAAGCGAGACACACGCAAAGTTAGCGCCGACCGCGCTTGTTGCCTGCGTGTCAATCCCGCTAACGTCGATAACGATTCGTTCATCAACGCGCACTTCAATCGCCCCGACCGTGTTGTCAATCACAAAGCGCGCTTCAATGTGATGATACTGGCCGGCGAAAATGACCGGGTTGACACTTGTTGCAACTACCGACCCGGCGGTTCCGCCGACTCGTGCCTGGACAAACCCGCTTTCATCTATAGTGATTGAGCATTGGCTAGAGTTGTTTTCATCGCGCGCTTGTAACACGGCGAATTGTTCCGAACCGTCGGAGGTCTGATTCAGTTGATTGACATAGACCGCACAACCCATCCCGACGGTTGTTTCATTCGTCCATGCTGGCGCCCGCAACACCTGCGCCCCGGCGCTTGACCCGGCCAACCTGAAATGGTGCGTTCCGTTCACGCGCGGGTTTGCCGTTGACGGAACGGAATTAGCTGTTATGGTCGGGACTTGCGTCCAGACGCCTTGCGTCATGCGGGTTCGTCCGGCTGTTCCGGTTCCGTAGGGGGCGAAATTATCGGCGAACGCTAACATATCAATCCTCGCAAAACGGAACTTCCATTAGGGGAATATCGGCGAACCCGCCGACACCGAACGTTTTCATAATGCCGCCGAAAGTGTCGTCGCTTTCATAGCGGACCTGTAGGTCAAACAGGAAACCGGCGCGAACCGGCGCGCCCATATTGACCGGCTCGTTGAACGTAATAACGCCGCCCTCGCGGGTCACAGACCACATTACAGACGGACTAGCAACCGTCGGGTCAACGCCGTTCACTGTCACAATAACAGACGACACAATCGGGAATTTGATCGGACGCACATAGCTAGAGCTTCCGACCGAATAAGTTTTAGTCAGCTGGAATTCCGTTTGGACGCCGTCGCCGGTTCCAATCAATTGATCTAGTCCGCTCACCGTCGGCGCGTGATTGATTTTTGACAGGTCAACACTAGCGAAGTCGGTCGGGTCGCGCCAGGGCCAAGTGTGCGCCGGCCCGCCCATAATCAGCCAGTGAGCCTTGACCGCCTCAAATGTCGCTTGGTCGCGAACGCCATCCGGTATCGTCACGCTGCGAAGCGGGTTTGCCCAGCGCCGGTTAGCCTGTTCGGCGCCGCTATCGACCGTCACCAGCTGCGTACTAAAGCGCGGCCCGACGCGAACCGGATAGCCGACGACGCGGCTCGGCAGGTATTCGTCTATAAACCGCGTCAAGCGTTAATCTCCCGTCGCATGTCGCGCGCAACCTGGCGGCGCGACGCGTGGAACGAATTGGCGTCTGGCGTCGTTATGTATTGATTGACAACGGTTCCGCCATAGCCGCCGGTCGGAACGATTGTTCCGGCTTGGTCGGGAACGAACAGTTCTCGGCCGCGCTCGCCGACTTCATAAGCCATGTTCGGCAACACGCGCCCGCCTAGCGCTCGCTTGCCGCCAAATATCCCGCCGCCAAGCGAGCTAAGAAAATCGCCGAAGAGTCCGCCGGCCCCGCCGCTCTTCGGGTTGCCGGCGCCGGACAAATTAAACAGGCGGTCAAGAAACGGCTCCATGAGTCTTGCCCGGATGATTTGCAGGACAAGCCCCTTCCAAACTTCTGTCCACTGTCTTGTGCCTTGTGCGACGTCCAAAAGCAGGCTCTTAGTCTTTTCCCATCCCTTGTTGCGTCGTTCAATTTCGTCCTGCATTTCGGTTGACATGTCGGTTTCTAGGCCGAGCGCGTCGGCCATCGCCGTTTTGTATACGTCTATTGTAATGAGACCGGACTGAAACGCCTCTTCAATCATTTCAAGGCGATTTTCTAGATTGGTTTTGACGTCAAATTGCGCGTTGAGTGAATCGGCAAATCGCTGGACCTCTTCGCGCATTTCGGTCAGGCTTTCAATAAATTCTTCAGCCCGCAGCGCGCCGGCCGCTTCGGCAAATGCCCCAGGCAGATCGCTAAGTCTGTTCTCAAATTCAACAAGCCCGCCGTTGGCTTGTATGATTTC